CGGTAAGTTTTACGGCTTTACCCAAGCAAAGAATGAGATAGCACAAGGTAAGACTGCTTTATCACCTTATTGGGATCAGAAAACAACTGATAGGTTTAATCAATATCTAAATATGGTATATGAAAAGGACTATGATGGTCTTAAGAAAGAATTTGGTGATAATGTACAGACTAGCCTTTCAAACTGGACACCAACAGAGTTTAGAAGCGAAATCGTAAGACTAGCTTATCTACAATCTCTTGCTTTACAGAAATGTACTATTGTCCCTATGGGTAGAGATAAAGTTCAAATGCCTGCACCTACTGGCAACTATACAGTAAGTTGGGTATCACCTGGTGGAGCAATCACAGACAGTAAGATGGCCCCTGGATACATTGAATTGGATTCAGCTAAACTTGCTGGTCTTGCTCTTATAAATAAAGAAGATTTAAATGACAGTGCAGTACCTATTGCAACATTTATTGCTTCTCAAATGGGTGAAGACTTTGCTAAGAAGATTGATAAAGAAGTATTCCAAGGTGACGCAAGTGGTTCAGATCAGTTTGATGGCCTTGAATATGCAACATCAGTGAACACTATAACTGGTGATGTTGAAGCTGCTGCATTCTCTACCTTCCTAACTGAAGCTCATTTACTTGAAGCTGTTGGTAAGTTGGATGATAGACAGATGGCTGGTGCTGAATGGTTTATGACTAACTCAGCTTGGAATGCTGTTAGAGCTATTGAAGATGGTGCATCAAGTAAGATTATTAGACTCAATGAAGCCTATACTTATGACCTTCTTGGTTTCCCTGTAAACCGAAGAGCTGAGATTACCACTACTGCTACTGCTGAAAGAGCTGCTGCTTTCTTTGGTAACCTTAAATGGGTTTATATTGGAGATAGAATGGACTTCAACATTGATACATCAGAACATTACAGATTTGCTAATGATCAGGTGGTATTTAGAGGTATGCAGAGACTAGCAATTAAGGTTGCTCTTCCTGACAACTTTGCACGACTCGTTTTTGGTGCAGCGGAATAAAGTAATAATGGCCCTCTCTTCGGAGGGGGCTTTATTAAAAGGAGGTCTATATGGAAAAGATTTCACTATATAATGGATGGAAAAAGGATGATAAAGTGAGATTTGGAGAAGAAATAGACGAACGATCTCAAGAAAAAGAGAGAGAAAAAGTAAGAATAAAGAAAGATAAGATTATAAGAAAGATTATAACTGAAGAGGAGATTCAAAAATAATGAATGATTTTTTAATATCGTTACAAGACGTACAAAACTACCTCTTCAAACAAGGGTATAATGCCCCAACTAATATAAACTCTGATACTAATCTTCAACTATTAAGAGAAGCAGCATATGATAGAATAAAAAAGTATTTAGGATATGATTTTATATCAGCTTCATATACAGATGAATATTATAATGGTAATAGTAAGAGCTTAATATATGTAAGACATAGACCCATTACATCTCTTAATACCGTTAAGATTAATGATTCAGAATATGATGTAGATGGATTTGATGTAGTTGAAGATGGTAATGCAATATATTACAAAGATGGATACTTCCCTTATAGTATAAATAATATTAAACTATCTTATCAGGCTGGATGGACTAGAACTTCAATGCCACCATCTATAAGATTAGTAGCATTGAAATTATGTTCATTATGGTATAAACAGCAAGGTGTTGAAGGTATGACATCACAATCAAATCAAGATGGAACATCCTATTCATATGATTTTAGTGAAGATGATGTATTAGGAGTGATTTACAACTTTAAGGCGATGTCGTGGTAAAACATAAAATACAGTTAAACGATAGACAAGTAAAGCTTAGAGCAAACAAGCTTGTAAGGAAGACTCCTAAGCTGTCAAGACAGATATTGGGAGTATTAGGTGAAGCAATTGTAGCTAGAACTAATACGCATTATCTATCTGGACAAGTATTACATCGTAAAACTGGTAAGTTGGCCCAATCAGTCAACTACAAATATAATAATGATTGGTCTATTAATGTTGGATCAAATGTAGCATATGCAGGTATTCATGAACATGGTGGAGAGATATATCCTAGGACAGCAGATGCATTAAGATTTAAGACTGCTGATGGATGGGTTATAACTAAGAAGGTAGTAATGCCAAAGAGACCCTGGCTTGCTCCGTCTGTTGATGATATAATGAATTCACCTACTGCTCAGAACATTATGGATAGAGAAACTGAAAAGTGGTTAAATAAGGAGTGGGAAAAATGAATAATATAATGGAACAAATATATGATGGTATTAAACAACATATTGAGAAGTATATGCCATCATATATAGATGAATTAAATACAACTGAGGATTATCACATACCTCAGATTGAACATGTATATAGAGAGTATATAGACATATACGAACTACCTACGTACCCAGCTATTGTATTTGGATATGGCCAGATAACCTTTTCTGATAATCATCCAACAAATGCTGAGCATTGGCAAATACCGATGTCATTATATGCTGTTATGAGTGGAGCTGATAGTACTGTAGTTCATAAACTATGTGAAGCATATTCATTCTTGTTATTCTCTATATTTAGTGGAGAGGATAATGAGTATGGAATAGTAGGTATAACTGGGATTGGAATATCACCAGTAATTAAAAGACAAAACAACTTGGTTCAAGTTGGATATATAGATATACAAATAGATGTTTCTGTTCAAAGAAAACAAACTTAAGGAGGTCATATAATGGCTAATAATTCAGGAAACGATACAAAGTTTCAAATAGGATTAGAATCGTCTGAAGCATATGGAACTGCTGCTGAAGGTGCAGTACAACTAGAAATGCTTTCTGAGTCTCTAGGCGAAACACATAATACTGTTGAGAGTGATGCCCTAGTTGGGGCTGTCACAACTCCCTATTTCAACATTATTGGAAAGAAAGTAGAGGGAGATTTATCATTAGAGGTTCACCCAGATAATATAGGTACCTTACTATACGCTGCTCTTGGTGTTGAGGCTGCTGTGACAGATGTAGTAGAAGCTGATGTTGCATACACTCATACATTTACTCCAGTCTCAGGTGGAACTTCTTTACCTTCATTAACTGCAATAGTTGATAAAAAGAGTGATATATTTACTTATGCAGGACTAAAGATTGATTCACTCTCTTTAGAGACTGATAGTTCATCTCTCCTAACATCATCTGTTTCATTTGTTGGACAAAAGGAAGAGTTATCACAATCAATTGCAGTATTATCAAACAGTGCTCTTAATCCATTTGATTTTAATACACTACAACTTTATGTTGGTACTGCTGGTTCAGAAGCTGCTACTCTTGTTGAGTATGTAACAAACTTTACATTTAATTACAGTAATAACCTAGAGAATGATTTATTCGTAGCTGATGGTACTCAGTATATGAGTGAGATTGATTATCAAAAGAGAGATATTACTCTTGATTTTGAAGCATTATATAATGCTGAATCTAATACCTTTAGAGAAGATTATTACAAGACTGGTGATGAACTATCAATCAAAGCAGTATTTACTTCTCCTCATGCTATAACTGATAGCGCAGCTGATCCAACAAATAAGTATCAGCTTATTATTGATATACACAACTTCGTAATCACTGAAGCCCCTAATAGTATAGGTGGACCAGAGAGATTAAGAATACCATTAAGTGGTAGAGCATTAGAAAAAGGCGGAGACTCTGCTGTAACCATATCAGTAGTTGATGCTAGAGCTACTAAATATAATGTATAAGGAGTAAAAGATGAGAGACATGAACCTGTCTCAAGAATATGAAACAAGAATCCTATCCTGGATGTTTATACTCTTAATGAGGTTGTATGGGCAGAACGTCTATAGCGATGACAGTTATATCTATAAAGTATTTGAGTGCGAATCTCTAGAAGAGATTGATTTATATTTTGAGAATGTCCTGGCTGAATTCAAAACGAAACACCGGGACATTGCTCGGTTACAAAAACTACAAGTGAAGATAGAGGACATTCTATCACGCTAATAAAAAAAGGAGGCACAAAAATGCCAGTATTAAAAGACAAGCAAGCGGGAATATTTAAGATTAAGGTTAATGTAGGTGAGTATTTCGGTTTCCAAGATGATGAGTTATATGTTGAATTGAGAGAACCAACAACTGAGGAAGCAACCACTCTTACAGATGGTACAGATCCAGGTAATCCATCCTCAGGACAATTAAAAAGAATGTTTTCAATAGCTCCTAAATGTATAATTAATCACAACTTCTTGAATGAAGATCAGAGTCAGATGACAAATAAAGAAGTATGGGATTTAATTAAAGTAAGAAGTGGGTGTGCTATGGATATTGTAAGTGCGTGGGGAAACAATATCCCTTTAGCCAATATGAGTCAGAAACAGTCCGCTGGCTCACAAAATATACAATCAGCGGATTTAGAATAAAAAAAGATTTATCAGCTTTTGAGTGGAAGATTAAGACTATAGTTGATATTTTCTTGTCTGTTTCTGGTAGTGAAAAAGCTGATATGTGGCATTTACCATATAGTGGTGGTGCCCTTGAACAACCATATAAGACAATGAGAGTGTGGATGATTATGAGAGGAGTTTTATCTGAGTATATAACAAAAGAGAATGATAAGAGGATGAAAGAAATAAAGTCTAGAAGTAGAAGGAGATAATAGTAATGGCTAACCCTAAAGCTACTTATGAAATAACATCGAAAGATGAATCAAAAAAAGGTATAGATTCCGCTAAACAGAATGTTACTTCTTTAGGTAAAACTGGGGTTGCCAATGCTGCCAAGATGATTGCTAAATGGGCAGCTGTTGCAATATCTATTCGACAAGTTACAAAAGCTATTTCAGCTTCTATTAGATTACAAGAAGAACAAGAAGTATCAGAGATAAGATTAGCTGCTGCTGCTATGAATAATCCATTAATAAATGGAGATGCATATAGAGGATTAACACAGTATGCATCAGCCCTTCAAGCTACTACTACATTTGGTGATGAAGCGATATTACAGCAAGCATCATTTCTAACAACTCTTCAAATGTCTGAGGATCAGATTAAAAGAGTATTAGATGCTGCAACAGACTTAGCATCAACTGGTATGATGTCTCTAGAATCAGCAACTAAAAACATAGCAAAAACATATAGTGGAGTCGGTGGAGAATTAAATGAATTGATTCCACAGTTTAAAGAGCTAACAGAAGAACAGTTTAAAAATGGTGCAGCATTAGATATAATAGAAAAACAATATGGTGGATTTGCCGAAACTGTAGCAACTTCAACAAAAGGAATCAAACAACAAATAAAGAATATGTGGGGTGACTTTGGAGAAGAAGTAGGTTCTGCATTAGCTCCACTACAAACAGCAATCCTACAGAAAGTAAAGCCTATTCTAGATGCAATGTCTAAATGGATGGCTGCTCACTCAACACGGATAACAAACTTCTTCTTACATATACCAGAGATTGCAGCATTATCATTTAATGCAATAAAGAATGGATTTATTTATGCCTTCTCTTGGGAAGGAATAATGGAGAGAGTTAAGGCTCAACTTACTTATATGAAGGATATATTCGTAGCAACCTTTGAGTTTCTATCATCTATATACTTGAGGACTGGTAGAAGTTGGATACTTATATTTGGACAAGTAATAGAGTCAATATGGAATACTGTTAGAAATGTAGGTGAAACAATATGGAGTC